TCATGTGTGTGTTGAGGTAAATGATGTTGGTCATCAAGTTGCAGACGCATTACAATTTGAATTAGAATATACAAACCTATTAATGTGTATGATGAAAGGCAGAGCAGGTCAGATATTAGGTGGTGGTTTTTCTAAACGAGGTGCTCAACTAGGTGTTCGTATGACTAAACAAGTTAAGAGAATAGGGTGTACAAACTTAAAGACTTTGATTGAAGGCGATAAACTTATAATCAATGACTTTAATATGATAGAAGAATTATCAACCTTTGTAAGAAGAGGTCAATCGTGGTCTGCTGAAGAGGGTTCTAATGATGACCTTGTTATGTGTCTAGTCATATTTGCATGGATATCTAATCAAAGATATTTTAAAGAATTAACAGACCAAGATGTACGTGCCAGAATGTATGAGGAACAACAAAACGCAATAGAGCAAGATATGGCACCTTTTGGGTTTTTAGACGATGGCACAGAGGAAGATACAATAATAGACGATAAGGGTGAAGTGTGGCATCCTGTAAGGGTTCGTAAAGGTATATAAAAACATAAATAGATTTGAGATTAATGATACTATTTAGCTAAATAGGAGAACAACACATATGGCATTTCAAGTTTCACCAGGTGTTCTCGTAAGAGAAAAAGACTTAACAAATGTAGTACCAGCAGTTGCAACTTCAATAGGTGCATTTGCAGGTGATTTTACTCAAGGTCCTTTAGACGAAATCACAACGGTTTCATCTGAAAACCAATTAGTAGAAATTTTTGGTAAGCCTAATTCTACAACTTTTGAATCGTTCTTTTCGGCTGCAAGTTTCTTGCAATACGGAAACGCTTTAAGAGTAGTAAGAGCTTCGGGAACTGGGATCTTAAACGCAACTGCTAACGGCAGTGGTTTACTGATCAACAATACACAGGTGTACCAAGATACCTATTCAGGTGGTGCAGGGTCCGTAGGACTTTGGGCTGCAAGAACAGCAGGTGCTCATGGTAACAATATTAAAGTGTCCATCTGTCCAAGTTCAACTGCATACGAAGAAACATCAAAAACAACCATTAATAACACTAACTTAGCTGTAGGCGATACATCGGTTACATTAACATCATCTTCTGGTTTCTCAGTAGGAGATATTGTAAACTTTGGAGAGTCTGGCGGTTATGAATATAGAATTACTAATATTGCTTCTACAACTATAACAATTGTAAGACACCCTTCAGGCGTTGGCGGTTTACACACTGCTGTGTCTAACGGATCTTCAGTTAGAAGAAGATGGCAATATTATGATCTAGTTAGTGCTGCTCCAGGAACATCACCTTATGCTTCTGACAGATCAGGTTCAAATGATGAATTACACGTTGTAATAGTTGACGAAGACGGTGGCATTACAGGAAAAGCAGGAGATGTATTAGAAGTATATGATTCATTATCAAAAGCTTCTGACGCAAAAACTCCACAAGGAGATACTAACTATTATCCAGATGTAATATACAATAAGGGTGCATACGTTTATTGGATGGATCATCATTCTAGTGGTACAAATTGGGGATCAACTGCTCAATCAACAACTTTTACTGCTGTCACAACGATCAAAAATGACTCATTATCAGGCGGTGCAGATGGTTCAGCTGCTACGGTTGCCCAAATGAAAACTGCTTATGAGAAATTTGAAGACGCTGAAACGGTAGACGTAAATCTAATCATCGCTGGTACATGTTCAGCAACACACATTGATAACCTAATTACAATCGCAGAAAACAGAAAAGACGCAGTAGTATTTGTGTCACCTGAGAGAAGTGATGTAGTTAACGTATCAAGCGCTGTGACGCAAACAACCAACGTGACTGGATTTTTTAATTCAATCAGATCATCTTCATTTGTAGTATTTGATAGTGGTTACAAATATACTTACGACAAATACAATGACGTATTCAGATTTGTACCATTAAACGGAGATTTAGCTGGTTTATGTGCTAGAACGGATCTAGTTGCAGACTCACACTTCTCACCTGCTGGTTTTAACAGAGGTGTTGTAAGAGGTGCAGTTAAACTTGCTTATAATCCTAATAAGACACAAAGAGATGATTTATACAGAGCTAGAATAAACCCAGTGGTTACGTTCCCAGGACAAGGTACAATCTTGTTTGGTGACAAAACTGGATTATCTGCTCCTAGTGCGTTTGATAGAATAAATGTTAGAAGACTATTCATTACTTTAGAGAAGGCAATATCAACTGCTTCTAAATTTCAATTGTTTGAATTCAATGATGAATTTACAAGAGCACAATTTAGAAATATAGTTGAGCCATTCCTAAGAGATGTACAAGGCCGAAGAGGTATTACAGACTTCTTAGTTGTTTGTGACGAAACAAATAACACAGGCGATGTCATTGATAGAAATGAATTTAGAGCTGACATCTTTGTCAAACCTGCTAGATCAATCAACTTTATAACTTTAACTTTCGTTGCGACTAGAACAGGCGTATCGTTTGAAGAAGTGATAGGAGCGTAGAACCATGCCAAATATAAATGACTTTAAAAGTAAGTTAAGAGGCGGTGGAGCTCGTGCCAATCAGTTCAGAGTGACAATGCCTTTTCCAGGATTTGCAAGTGTAGGTGGGGAGACTGAAACAATGTCTTTCTTATGTACATCAACAAGTCTACCAGGAATGACCTTGGGAGAAGTTGCGATACCATTTAGAGGTAGGGAGTTATATGTGGCGGGTGATAGAACATTCGGTACATGGACTACAACTATGCTAAATGATACTGACTTCTTAATTAGAAACGCATACGAAAGATGGTTAAATGGTATTAACAATATGTCTGATAATGAAGGACTTGTTAATCCCGCTGACTATCAAGTTGACGCTTTCGTTGACCAATTAGACCGAAACGGTAACGTGATTAAATCATACACGTTCAGAGGAATGTTCCCAACTACTTTGGATGACATTGGTCTGGACTATGGTACTAACAATGCAGTAGAATCTTTTACTGCTACGCATAGATACCAATACTTTGAAACAAATACAACTACTTAATAGACGACTAAATAATTAAGTAGAATTGAGGATATAATATGGCAGAACTATTTGGGTTTAAGATAGAGCGTCTAGGCGCTAAGTCAACCGATCCAAGACAAAACATAGTACCTCCACAAGCAGAGGACGGAACACAAACCGTCCCTGCTGGTGGGTTCTTTGCGTCTTATGGTGGGTTCGATCAAAACGCTAGAAACGAGCTAGACTTAATAAGAAGATATAGAGAGGTGGCACTACATCCCGAGTGTGACCTTGCAATAGAGGATATAGTTTCTGAAGCTATAGTTTCTAATGAGAATCAACAATCAGTACAACTAGATTTAAGTAAAGTAAATTATAGTGATTCAATCAAAAAGAAGATGAGAGAATCATTTGCAGAGGTACTTAAATTATTAAGTTTTGATATTAAAGGACATGACATCTTTAGAAGATGGTATGTTGACGGCAGAGTTTATTATCATAAGATAATAGATAAAGACTCGCCAAGATTAGGGATAACAGAATTAAGATACATTGATCCTAGAAAGATTAAGAAGATAAGAGAAGTAAGAAAACAAAGAGTAGATGGCGTACCAGGCTCTTTTTCTTTCTCTGATAAATTTCAGGAATACTTTATGTTCAATGAAAAGGGAATACATCCTACAGCAGCTTCAAATGTAGGTGGATTAAAGATTGCCACAGACGCAATCGCATATTGCCCTTCTGGTCTTATAGATCAGACACATAATTTAGTTTTATCTTATCTACACAAAGCAATTAAACCAGTTAATCAATTAAGAATGATTGAGGATGCTGTTGTAATATACAGAATTGCTAGGGCACCTGAGAGAAGAATATTCTATATTGATGTAGGTAATTTACCTAAGATCAAGGCTGAACAATATCTAAGAGATGTTATGGCTAGATATAGAAACAAACTTGTATATGACGCAAGTACAGGTGAGATAAGAGATGACAGAAACTATATGAGTATGTTAGAAGACTTTTGGTTACCTCGTAGAGAAGGTGGGAGGGGAACTGAAATCACAACTTTACCTGGTGGTCAAAACCTAGGTGAGATACAAGATATAGAATACTTCCAAAGAAAACTATATCGTTCTCTAAACGTACCGATTAGTAGATTAGAAAGTGGATCAGGATTCAACCTTGGTCGTGCAGCTGAGATTAGTAGAGATGAAGTTAAATTTACTAAATTCGTAGGCAGACTTAGAAAAAAATTCTGTATGTTATTCCATGATCTATTAAAAACACAACTTGTTTTAAAAGGTGTTATTGCTCCAGAAGAATGGGACAATATGCAAAATGATATTACATACACTTACTTACAAGATGGATACTTTGCTGAATTAAAACATAGTGAGATGATGAGAGAAAGAGTTAATCTTGCTAGAGATTTAGAACAATACGTTGGTAAGTATTATAGTCATCAATATGTAAGATCAAAAATTTTAAAACAGAATGAGTTAGAACAAAAAGCGATTGATTCAGAAATACAATCAGAAGCTGAACAACCTGAACAATCAAGTGAAAAAGAGGAAATAAAAGATGAGTAAAGAAAGTTTAAAAAATTTCGTAGATAACTTGGATAAAGGCGACAATACAGAGGCACAAAAAAACTTTAATGACGCAATGGCAGATAAAGTAAGTGCAACTTTAGATGACGCTAAAACTGATGTGGCTAAATCTATGTTTACAGGAATAAAAGGTGTTGAAGCACCTGAAGCAGATGTATTCTCTGGACAAAACATAGAAGAACCAGCAGAAGAAACTCCTGCTGAAGAGGTGCCTGCAGATGAACAAGACGCTCAGTAAATTTAAAGAAGAAATAATTACTGACAGCAACGACTACAAGCGAACTAGGCAATATAATAAGTTATCGCCTAAGATGAAAAAGGCTGTAGATATGGTTTTTAGAGCTGCTGATAAATCAGCAGATGTAATCGCTGACTTTGAGAAGAATGTCAAAGCAGCCTCTAAAATGTATAATGTTAAGGTGAACGATTTGATGAATTACTTTGACAAAGAAACATTAACAATTTTAAGAAGATAAGGGGAGGGAATAGTATATGGCAATATCAAGTAGAACTATATCTGACACTAAAGGTTTTGCAAAAGTATTGGTTGAATTTCAAAACGACAGCGCTACCACAACCGTAATTGACGCTTCTGGATTAGACGCTCATCAAAACAATGGGCAGTTAAAAATTAGAGGTATAAAATTTGCTGTGACAGGTAGAGCAACACTAAAGTTTATTAAAAATGGTGCAACATCTGAAACTGCGATTACATTATCAGGTAGTGAGAGATACGACTCTGGTACAATAGTAAATTCAGCAGGTGCTGCTAATCATGCAACAGATGGTGACATCTCAATTACTACGGTAGCTGCAAGTGGTTATTGTGTGATTGAAGTAGTAAAAGACAATTTTAATTATAGTTAATAATGGCGATCACTACTACAACATTAGCTGATGATAATTTTAAAACTATCATAAAAGCAAATGGCCTAGGTGGTGAAACGAAAGAAACATTATTAGACGCAAGTATATTATCAGGCGCAACGTCAAGTCCTAACTTGTCAATTGCACACTTGTATTACGAGATACTCGGTTCAGGAAATTTAACTTTTTTCTTTGACGCCGAGACAGATGAACAGGTTGCAACACAATTTAGTGGACGTGGTAATTACGGTTTGAAGAAAAACGAACCACGAATTAAACAAGAAGACACAGGCATTTCGCTTGTCAACCCGACAGGTGATGTGCTTGTGTCAACTGATAGTACGGTGTCAACATATAACATTATAGTAGAATTTAGAAAAGAAAAAGGATTTACAAATGGCTGATACGGTTTCAAGCTTAACAATCGCAGATACTTCAGGTGTCAAGTTTACAACTAAACTTACAAACTTCTCTGATGGTACAGGTGAGACCCTAGTCAAAAAAGTTGACGCTTCTGAATTAACTTTTATGACTGAAGACGGTAATAGAAAAATATCAAAGTTATATTGGTCTATTAACACCTCAGATAGTAAATCAGCAGTAGAACTAATATGGGATGGCGCAACTAACGCTACCGCAGTTTTATTGTCTGGTCACGGTTTTTGGGATTTAAGAGCTGATGGTAATGAGATAACAAACAACTCAACAACACCAACAGGTGATGTTTTACTATCTACAAAGAATTTTGCAAATGGTGATAATTACACGATTATTGCCGAGTTTAGATAAAAATTTGTATAAATATTAGTAGAGAAATTAAGAGATAGATACTTATGAAGCTAATTACCGAAGAAATAGAACAAGCGGAATACATTGTAGAAGAAACAAATGGCAAGAAAAACTATGCCATCAAAGGTATCTTCATGCAATCTGACATTAAAAATAAAAATGGCAGAATGTATCCTAAAGAGATTCTTCAAAGAGAAGTTGTAAGATACAACAGAGAATTTATCAATAAAAACAGAGCGTTCGGTGAACTAGGACATCCAGATGGCCCAACCGTCAACCTAGAGAGAGTATCACACATGATCAAAGCTCTGTATCCAGAAGGCAATAATTTTATCGGAGAAGCAAGAGTCCTAGACACACCATATGGAAAAATTGTGAAATCACTTATAGATGAAGGTGCAAGATTAGGCGTTTCTTCCCGAGGTATGGGCACACTATCAAATAGTCAAGGTGCCAATGTAGTCAATAACGATTTTTACCTTGCGACAGCAGCTGACATAGTTGCTGATCCATCTGCTCCAGACGCTTTCGTAGAAGGCATTATGGAAGGAAAAGAATGGATTTGGGATAATGGGATTTTGAAAGAAGCAGAGGTTAAAGAATTAAAAGTACAGGTTGAGAGTAAAGAACGAATCGCAAGAGCAGAAAAAAATGCTATTGTGTTTGAGAACTTTCTTAAAAAGCTGTAGTTTTATAAATAATAATTGACTATTTTTTAGTCCATTATTGCAAATTAACATTTATTAATAAGAGGAAACCAAAA